AGCGCGCCTTCGTCGAGGCGTTCGACCAGCAATTGCTTGCCGCGCTTCCAAGTGGTCATCAGCACGAACAGGGCGATACCGGCGATCACCGGGAACGCACCGCCCTGAACGATCTTCGGCACGTTGGCGGCGAAGTACAGGCCGTCCACCAGCAGGAAGCCGATCAACACCGGCACCGCGAGGATCGGTGGCCACTTCCACAACAGCAGCATCACCGCCGACACCAGAATGGTGGTCATCAGCATGGTGCCAGTCACCGCCACGCCGTAAGCCGAGGCCAGTGCGCCGGAGGATTCGAAGCCCAGCACCAACAGGACCACGCCGACCATCAGCGCCCAGTTCACCGCGCCGATATAGATCTGGCCCTGCTCGTCGCTGGAAGTGTGCTGGATGTACATGCGCGGAATGTAGCCGAGCTGAATCGCCTGACGAGTCAGGGAGAACGCGCCGGAAATCACCGCTTGCGAGGCGATCACTGTGGCCATGGTCGACAGACCGACCAATGGAATCAACGCCCAGCTCGGTGCCAGCAGGTAGAACGGGTTACGCGCCGCCTCCGGGTTGTCGAGCAGCAAAGCACCCTGACCGAAGTAATTGAGCACCAGCGCCGGCAATACCAGGATGAACCACGCGCGGGCAATCGGCTTGCGACCGAAGTGGCCCATGTCGGCGTACAGCGCTTCGGCACCGGTCAGCGCCAGCACCACGGCGCCGAGAATGGCCACGCCCATGCCTGGGTGCACCGTGAAGAAACGCACGGCCCATAGCGGGTTCATCGCATGCAACACTTCTGGCGTGTGGCTAATGCCATACACGCCGAGCGCGCCGAGGACGAGAAACCAGGTGACCATGATCGGCCCGAACAGGATGCCGATTCGCGCGGTGCCATGGCTCTGAATCAGGAACAACCCGACCAGCACCACCAGCGACAGCGGCACCACCCAATGGTCGATGCCATCGAATGCCAGCCCCAGACCCTCAATTGCCGATAGCACGGAAATCGCCGGGGTAATCATGCTGTCGCCGTAAAACAGCGCCGCGCCGATCAGTCCGCACACCACCAGCAACGAGCGCAGTTTCTTGCGATGCCCTGCCGCCCGCCGCGCCAGCGCCGTGAGCGCCATGATGCCGCCCTCGCCCTGGTTGTCGGCGCGCAGCACGAACATCATGTATTTGATCGACACGACCCAGATCAGCGACCAGAAGATCAACGACAGAATGCCCAGCACGCCGTCGTGGTTGACCGGTACGCCGTAACCGCCGGAAAACACTTCTTTAAGGGTGTACAACGGGCTCGTGCCGATGTCGCCGTAAACTACCCCGACCGCCGCGACCAGCATGCTCAGCGGCTTGGAGGCCGAACCCTCGGCGCCTGCCGCATGACTACTTGCCTGACCCATCCAACACTCCTACTTCTCAGAACCGGCTTCTTTGAATGAAGCACTATGCTTTGTGGTGCAGCATGCGCTGTTTTACCTGTTGTTACAGACCATTTGTTGACTGTAAAAAATTGGTAAAGCTCAACGGCGCGAAGCATAGCGCAGCACTCGTCGTATTTCCCTGCATAAAGCTGGTCAAGTGCGTTGCCCGCCGCTAGAATTGCGCACTTTTTGATCAGAGGCGCACCTTAAGCGCCCGTCCGTCGGCTTTCGCACCCAGAAAGCGATGTCACAAAATACCGAGGTTAGACATGTCCACCACTCCTGCGCCGGCCAATCCAAAGGTTGGCTTTGTATCTCTGGGTTGCCCTATTGATTATAAAAATATACGGCCAGGTGCCCATGGAGTGTTGAGCAAACCAAGCTGATAAAAAGGGGGACATTCTTTTCGCCTGCTCCATTACTGCCGTGTTCGTCCCCTACTGAATCCCACATGGCCGTACCGGGGATGCCTGGTCAAATCAGTCGCAAACAGCCGAAAAGCTCCCCATTCCCGCAGCCCAGCAGATCGAGGCCTCCAGCCCACACTGCTACAATAAAAAACTCATATTGCTTTTTTTGAAGACGCCCCCCCATTCAAGAAAAAATCTCAACAAAGCCCAGCCCTAACGTTCAGAAAGATCCAACATCTGAGCATCCCGCGATAGACTGGATCGGTTAACCGCTGTCGCAAACTGGGTCAGCCTCAAATGAGCAATCGGTTGCGTCGTGATAACACTAGTGACAGGATGCAATCGATTAGCAAATCTTATAGTTTGAGAAAAGAATTAAGAGATGTGTCGCGATGAACAGCTCGACAATAGAAAAGGAACATTCATGAGCTTGACATTCATTAAATCTGCAAAATACCCAACTCCCTTGGATACATTTGGATTTAAGCTTGAAACAATCCCAAACATCAAAAACTCTTGTCTTTTCGTTTTGGATGCGAATGTACTACTACTACCATATGGCGCAGATGCCAGCAGTTTAAATGCAATAAAAACCGTTTATCAAAAGCTATCGACACAGAAGCGTTTATTCATTCCTGCCCAGGCAGCTAGAGAATTTTTCGACAACCGCTCCAAGAAGCTCGCAGACATTCACGAACTTTTGTCAAAAAAAATGAACCAAAGTTTTCAGTTCATTTCTAGCCACCCATTCCTTAATGAAATAACCGAGTTCAAAACGGTAATAGAAAAAGAAAATCAGCTAAAAGACCTGATGAAAGATTATAGAAAGGCAATAACGAAAACCCTTGATATCATTCAATCTTGGGGATGGGATGATCCCGTTAGCAAGATGTATCATGAAGTTCTTTTTAATTGCGTTCTTTCCGGTTCAGAAATTTGTGAAAAAGAAGTCGAAGCCGATCTAGCCCGACGAAACAGCCTCAAAATACCGCCAGGGTATAAGGATTCAGGAAAGAGCGAGAACCAAGCTGGTGATTTGTTGATTTGGCACGAACTGCTTCGCCTCGGATCAACCAACAAACAGCATGTGATCTTCGTTTCTGGGGACGAGAAGGCAGACTGGTGGCATCAGAGCGGGGGTAAAAACCTGTACCCTCGATTTGAACTTGTAGATGAGTTCAGAACAAAAACCGAAGGAAGGTCATTTCATATCATCAGTCTTTCAGACCTCTTAAGGATTTTCAACGCGGACGCAGATGTAGTAGATGCAATAGAAACAACAGAGCGGAACGCTTTTATCTCAACGTCTACATCATCGATTCATAACGACATAATAGTTCCAACCATACTAGGCATCATCCACCATTTAAAGTCACTCATCAGGGAATACGATGTGGAGATGATGAGGAATCAATCTGAACGTATGACCGCCATGCGAGTAGCGAGTGAAGAAAACAAGCCAGATGTATGGCACGCTTTTAACGAGCTAGATAATGTTGCAAATAGAAAGTTAATGAACGCGTATGAGAACATCAAGATGGACGTATTACTTCACCGCGATGGCTTTCTGGAATCACTACCTACATCCATCTTACTTAAAAGATCTAAAAAAATCAGCAATGCGTATGAACGCCCAATTAACAGTTTTGGAGTTGAAACTGTGATCAATGATCTCGAATACCTAGCTAAGAGCTATGAGGACTCTGATTTCTATTAAATTGAATTGACTCAAAACATATCCAGCCGGTATTGCCTGATTAACCATTACTGCGTAGCCGCTGAAAACTTTTATTGGGTCTTTTGAAAACATCAGACAAATGCCTAGTGACTGCGGGTTAAGCCGCGGTTGTCGGCGAATTTCCAGGCAGTATCAGGCATGGTTTCAGCAGCCCTCGAGGGGCCAGGGTTAATGATCCTCATTCGTTCGTACGAAGAAAAAATATGCAGCGCCCTGATCACGGTACAAGTCAAGCGGGGCGTCGCCTATGGGGAAGTTCTCTTCTTAACCGACACGTAAGTTTTACTATGAAAATTGATAGAGCTCGTTTATAAAAATTGACAAACCCCATGATTTTTCAGATTCCGCCCAATAAAATCGGGTGTTCCACCACAGCCCGTTCGCTTCGACGCCTTGGGCCGATGTGCAACCGCACTTCATTTCTTATCAACACTTTGCATTCTGTGAAATTTCCGGCCGCATGCCGAGCCCCACAGCCGGCTTGGGCTGGAGATTCGTTTACACCTCAACCGGAATTGCAAAAAAAAAGGACACAAAGCCCGTCGGCGGGAGGGGGATAAGTGCTTTTTCAACAGATTTTTTCTTGGCTGCAGGATTTTTCGCAAAAGGATCATCCGCAGGCATCTTGCAAGGCGAGCTTGTCTCCAGCGATCGCCAACTGCCGTCAGTCGCTCTGGTGATGCCGGGGCTTGCCTCGCTCGATATACTGTTTGCATATACAGTATATTTACAGAGTAGACATGGCCGATGATTAGAGAATCTGGGGCATCCGTTACGCCGGAGCCGTTCGGGATAGCGCAGTGGCGGTCCATGCTGCGCGATGAGGTGTCATTGCTCGCAATGCCTGGCGCCCATCACAAGGCACTAATGAGGCAAGCACATGCACTGCACCAGGGCAAAGTGATCGATGCTGACGAACTCGGTGACTTCTTGGAGTTAGCGGACGCGGCGCTGGCCTATGCGGTCGAATCGCTACTTGACCTCGCCGATGACGATTAGGAGGCACCATGCACGTACTGGTCACTCCTATGCGCCTACGTGGTGTGGCGCTAGAACCGAAGGAGCGGCGCCGCTATGTAGCGATCCGAGGCAACGTCATGGTCAACTCCACGATGTGCCATGAATTAGGCCGTGCCGCTAACGTTGCGCGCGTTGAGGTGGGGATGCCGCTCGATCCGGATCCGCTGCCCCCTCTGCTCGATGCAACACTGGCAGGAATGGCGGTCACAGGATTCGTATTGAGTGGCATCGAGTACGTTGATGGATGCGCCTACGCGCAGTCATGGTGGTGTCGACAGGAGTGAGATAGTTTCTATTAAAATGACGCAGGGGCCATTGGCCCCTGCTGCTAACGCGCTACATATCCCTCACGAGAATAACTAACCGAATACTCCAATAAACAGTTTGGAGCAGCCGAATCATCTCTTCGGGAAGATATCGATTTATTACTGTAAGCATTAGATGTACCTCGAAGGTATCGCGAAGGCTTGGGTTACTACCGTCCCTAACAATCTAGTCTAATTCGAACGAAAGCGATTTGATTTGTTAAATACTTGCTCGCAAGTAGGCGCGCAACTAACGATCTCTCGCAATTGTTCGAGCTTGACGGCGTTACTGCATACCCATACCCTTTGAAGTGAAGGCAACAAAGATGTATGGCACGTAGGGAGGTAGCCGATGTTAACCGGCATCTTAACCACACGCCAGTGCGCAGATGGCGCATCCGAGGAACACAACAAAGCCAGCGCCTAAGCTGGCTTTGTTGCGCTTGACGTTGAAGCATCACTAGCCTTGGCGGGGGGATGCCGGAAAATCAAGGCTTTCGCCCCAATCGGCCACACTCAAGTTAGCCATACTCGGCTAACAGCAAACGCCGGTGTAAACACTTAGCGGTTAGATATTTAAGACGAGCGGTATCGTAAAGAAAAAGACATTGATTTAAAGCGGGACTTTCGAGGGCCTCAACAGGCCCTCAACAGACCCTAAAGAGGCCCTAAAGAGGCCCAGCAACATGGTGACTTGCATGTCGTGGCTATTAATCTGTCGGGCAAAGTTGTTTACAACGTTACGTCTAGTAACTTAGCTGCAAGTATCTGAGCCGTCGCTGCCTTGGTGATAAACGCCGTCGCATCGCTAGGGCTTGGAGATGGGCCTGGGACGTGGGTGTGGGCAGCCAACTGCGTATTCATTTGCTGCAACAAATCCAACGTATCGCAAACCACCTGGAACAGATTCACGCCTTCGGATCCGATCCAGTTTTTCGGCGCCTGTAGACGCTGACTGGCGCCGGCCACGCTTTTACGCAACCCCTCGATCCGCTCCTGCATGTCCCCGCCTACCGTGGCGTTGTGCTTCTGACCCACGACTAGATTCAGATCCCGCCCAGTCGCCTGGTGCAGGTCATCGACCGCCGCCAGGCTTGCAGAACCACCGGACAGCAACTTGAGCGCGCCCAGCGCCTCAATCTTCTTGATGCCACCCACGGTCTCGGTCGAATGGTCGTCGACCGTCCTGGTGTGATTCTGGAAGGCCTCGGTGTTGTCCAGGGCTTCGACTTCGCGCTCGATCGCCTTGTCCTGAATCTTTCCATCGGTCTGGCGCAGCCAGTTGCCATCCGCGTCGACGCGCTGCTGGCAGGCTTCGCTGTGCTGCCACACCTGGTCGCCCTTCGGCACACGGGGCAGGCTCAGACCGTGCGGCAGGATCTGCGTGATGAACGGCTTGTGCGGCAGGCCATAGGCGAAACAGATCACGACCGTTGTGCCCTCCTCCGGAAAGCCAAACATCCCCGCTTCTTGCCCGCCCATCGGCGCCGGCAATGGCAGGCCTTCGAGGATCGGCAGATCCGGATCAGGCTCGCCATCAGCCAGCAGCACCTCGACGTCGACGCCAAAGCGCGGCCGGAAGTCGTCACACAGCCCGGGCGCCGCCGGCGCATCCGGTACCGCAACCACGCGACCAAAGCGCGGCAGGTGGTAACCGCCGCTCAATTCAGGAAATTGGCGCGCTACGCTGCGCTTTATTGCGTCGTCCATTTGATCGCCATTTGATTGCCGGCGAGAGTCACGCTGGTGATCCGTTCGCCCTGGTTGATGGTTGCGCCTGGTCGAAGCCCCGGAAGGGGCGCGATCACCGCGCTTTGATTGCCTTGGTAGCTGTCGAACAGTTCGACCGGCAGCTGCAGCGCAGTGCGGGTACCGAAGAAGCTGTCGGCCCAACTGCCCACGAACACTTCGCCGTCGCCCTGCTGCTGCCAGATGAAGTCGGGGATGTTGAAGACGTTGGCCAGACTGTCCATCGCCAAATAGCCCGCCGCCAGGCTGTAAAAATACGGCGCTTTGACCTTGGCATAAGTCTTGTCCGGAACCCGAAAGCCCAGCCCGGTCTTCTCGCTGATCTCGGCCAGCACGGCCTGCAGGTCGACGTGACGCAGGTTCAACGGCAAAGGGTTGGCCAGGATCGAGGACAACTCGCGGCAAGCCACCAGCTGCTGGGTGCTGTTGGCGGCGGTCGACCGTTCGACGTAGCCAAGGAAGTGACGCTGCAGCGTGCGCTCGTTGTAGCCGATATCCAGCGTCACCAGCCCTTTCAACGATTCGCCGGCCTGCACTGTGAACGTCGCACGGCCAGGGCTTTTGATGTCCAGGCGCACTTCGTCCTTGATCAGCGGGTAGACCTGGCCGGCGATCGTCAAAACCTTATGCAGCTTCATGTTTTGGGCGCCAGGTAGTCATCCAGCTTCTTGAGGGTCTTTTCAAAGCCGCTCAATTCTTGGGCCTCGCTTCCAGTCCCACCACCGGCCGCGCCGCCTGCGACGCCGCCGACCGCCTGACCAGGTGCAGACTGAGCACTGACGCCGTTCGCTGCCCGTCGCTGTTCGACCTTCTCGGGGTTCGAGGCTTTTTCCGACAGTGTGAACTGGACCAGCCAAGCGGCCAGCGTGTCGTCTTCCCGGGCGCTGACACCGTCCGAAAACTGCACCTCACGAATGCCGAACGCGGCGGCGGTATCGTTGACGATCCGGTACATCTTGAGCTGGCCACCGCCGGCCGTGGCCTCGGCCAGACGCATGATCGTGCGCATCTGCACCGCATCAACGAAGGGGATCATCAGCGACACCGCTAGGGTTTTCGGCTTGAAGCCCTTGTGGGCAGTCTCGGTGTTGCTGGTTTGGCCAGACATGTCATCGGCTTCGATGCGCAGGTTGGCGGTGATCTTCATCCGCTTGCCCAGGACCTGCTCGCCGTCGAGTAATAGCGTCATAGGCCGACCAGCTCCCGCACGAAGCTCAAGCCTTCCAGCGACCCCACCAACAGCACGCCTGCAGACAGCACCCACTCATGACCTGGTGCTTCGCCCTCGAGCAGCGAGCGGCGCAGTTCGTTGACATCACCAGGACCGATCAGCCGTGCGCGCATGCTGGTGTCGGCCGAGCCTCCGGCCAGCAGCGCCTTGAGGTCATTTAGCTGTTGATCCCGGCCCTGCTGCTGCGCCGCTTTACGTGTGGCCAGCGCTGCCAGATCGGCCATCGGTGAACTGTCGGCCGCGTAGCTCTCAAGCACCGCCAGTTGGCCGGACATCGATTGCTTCGCGGCTTTGACCAATGTGCAGCGTTCGAGCGGCAGCGATTGCCAACGCGGCAGAGGGCCAGAACCGGGGATAACCCACTTGTCTGTCTCCAGCGTCGAAAGATGCGTGGCGCGGCGTTCGGTCCGCACCAGGTCGGGAATCGGCAGCAGCGCATTGAAGCGCGACAGCGTGGCGGCCAGTTGGGCGTAATTGGTGCCCAGGAACATCAGTGACAGCGCGTACTGCGGTCCGGTCGGCCGACCAGTGTCGGTGGCGTCGATCAGTTTGCCGGCCAGCTGCTGCAGCAGATTCGGCGCAGACAGAAAACGCTGGGTGCCTCGTCCCTGGCCAATGCCGCTTTGGAACGGTGTCACCACCAGACAAGCAGGCGCCTCACCTAACTGCCCCGCCATCGCTGCACGGCCGGCGGCGATCGCGCCTTTCGCCGCGTCGCCGACTGGCCCCGGGTTCGTGCTGGTCATGCCGTCGAGGCTCGCCAGACGTAACGCGGTGCTGGCCAGCTCGCCGCCGGCCAGATCCTGAGCCGCGCTCAGTCCTTGCATCCATTGCGTGGCTTGTTCTGGCCAGCGCATGGTCACCGGTGACCAAGTCATGCCGAAAGCTTCCAGGTGACGGCTTTCATCATCTTGAGATCTTTGCTTTGCCGAGCTTTGTCCAAGGTTTCACGCAAACTGTCCGCGTGCTGCTGAGCACCCTGCTTGAAACGCACCAGGTCCTGACTGACGCGCTGCAACTGGGCGATGGTGTGCGGTCGGAATGCCTTCACCTGTTCGGCGTCCCAACATGGGTAAACGTCGTCCACGCCCAGCAGCACCTGGCCATTGAGATCCACCTGGTCATCAATGGCACTGCTATAGCGGTGCACCTCCCCCAAAGCCTTGGAGTTGAAGCCACCGGCGACAAAAGCCGTGTAGTCCGCTTCGATCATCAGCAGCTTTTGGCCCTGCAGTGCAGTCAACACTGCGTCGATGTCATCCACCCAAGCGCCGTTTTTCCAGACCTGATTCGGCCCGGGCTTTTTCAGGGTGTATCCGGACGGTATCCGCTCAAATCCTTCCAGGGTGCGGGGCTCGCCGGACACCGTGCTGTAAACCACCACGCCGCCCAAGTAGTCCACCAGTTGCCAATTCTCGCCGTTCCAGCATGCGGCCTGATGTTCGAGGGCAACAGGTGGTGGTGTTTCAACGCAGCCGCCGGGGATCAGGTACACACCAGGCTCAAGAGGCGATTCGTCAGCCTCAGTGGTACCAATGAACATCCCCAGGTGGTCGGTCTGATAAACAAGTTTCTCGGTCATGCGCATTCTCAATACTTGATGCAGAAAAGAAGGGCGATGTTCTTTGGCCGCGTTTCGGCGGCGCCGGCAGCATTAACGGTGATCGCGTGAGAGTGGTTACCGCTGCCATTCATACCTACGTTGTGCGAATGAGCTCCAGCCCATGCAGTTTCATGCGCACCGCTCGACTGTTGCACCGAATTGACGCCGGGCGCACCTTGACCAATACCGGGCGCACCTGCAGTCGCGTGGGTGTGCGCTCCTTGCGAATCAGTCCACGCGCCGTGGATGTGATTACCATCTGCGCCGGCCGACGCAGTGTGAGTGTGGGACTGATGCATCATCTCTTGATAAGCGCCCAGCACTCGGGCGGCATCGATACCGCGTCCATCGTCCAGCCCGCGAAGAAACAGGCCACGCAGATCAGGTACGCCGAAGGTACTGGTGCCGTCACCGGCCCCAAACACCGTACCGATACGCGCAAAGAGGCTGGCAAAGGTCGTGCGCGACACCACGGCGCCGTTGCACTTGAGCCAGCCAGTTGGCGCTGTACTCATCGCGAACGAAGCCACCATGCCCGTTAACGATTCACCGACCTGTTGCTGGAGTCTGTTGAGTGCCGCCGTCGTAGCCAGAATCTCGCTACTGTTGGTGCTGGGGTCGTCGCTCTTGGCGTTCGGCAGATTGCCCAGGTCCACGTCTTCTTTGGTGGTCGCGCGGGCGCGCAGGAACTCGTAATCACCCGTGCGCGCCGCGAAGTGCTTCACCAGCGGCCCGTCGATCAGCTCGACACTTCGGCGATCGGTGACGGTGCCGGCGTTCGGCAAATCCGCCAGTGCCACGCAGTAATGGCGTACCCCGGCGCTGTCGGTGTAGTCAGGGCGATCGGCGGCAAACACCACGTTCCAGCTGGCCACGACATCGCTGAGTTCGCGCTGTAGGGAAACGTCCAGCCACGCCGTGGTGGGGAATGCCGGCGGCACTACCGCAAGCGCGGCGGAGCGCACCAGGCGAATGCCTTCGACATAAGCGCTGCCCGGTTGCAGCAGGTAAGCGCTGCCGACCTTCACCAACTGCAGCGAGGCGCCGAAGAAGCACGCACGGCCAAAGACGTCGCGGTTGTTCAGTCGCTCACGCTCATCGATGCCGGCCAAGCGCACGGTGAAGTCGTGCTGCCAGGTGCTGGCATCGATCGTGATGCCGGTCAGCGCCTGGGCGCCGTCGAACGCCACCAGAAAGTTGCGCGTCAGGTTGTTGCCGATCTGCAGCGGAGGGATGTTGCGGCGCTTGATCTGCAGCGGCACATAGGCCACGGCAAACAGCACGCCTTCGGCCGTCTCCAGCCCGATCCAGTTGAAATCCCAGTCGCCGACGTCAGAGCCGATCTGCGAGCTGTAGACCACCTGGTTGGGGTTCACGTAGCCGGCGTTTTCCTTGGGAATGTCGTAAACGTGAACGATCTGCGCGGCGGCAGGTTTCGACGCGGCGCGATCCACCGGCCCGCTCGGGTCAAGCCCGGGCACGTTGGCAAAAATAAAGCGCGTGACATCGAGGCCCAGCTGGGCGGCGTGTTTCTGCGCGATCAGGCTTTCACCCGCAAGGGTAATACTGGCTCCCATGGGGGCTCCTAAAGACTGGCAACCAGCGTTTGCTGGTCGTCGTTGAAGTCGACCAGCGCGATGCGAAACGGCACCGGCGTGATGGTCACGAAGTCATAACGGCGGCAGGTGCGGCCGTATTGCTGAATCAAAACCCGCAGCAGTTCCGGGTTCTGTGAAAGCTGGGTGTCCGAGAAACGCAGCAGCACGACGTCCCAATCCCGATCAGGCATGCGCTCCTCGATCTCGATGTAGCCGACGCCCAGGCGCTGCAGGATGCGTTTCATCCCGGCGGTGCTGCCGGCGTCGACCGCGTTGATGAAGGCGAACTTCACGCGCAAGCGGTACATGCTTTCGGGCTCGCCTTTGAAGCGCGTGATGTCGCGCTGCCAGGCCAGCAAATCGAGCATGGTCAAATGGCAGGTATCAGCGTCCAGCTGCAGCAGCGGCCAGCGTAACCAGCCCTCAACCTTGCCCCACCAGGACTGCGCGGCGTCCTTGAGCTTGGTCAGCTCGGTACCGGCCAACCAGAATTTCAGCTCGAGCTTAATCATTGGTCAGCACCTCCAAACTCTGGATCCGGGGGATGTTCAGCTCTGACAGAATGTCGTCGTTGTCGAAGTGCAACGACTCGATCCCCGGGAATTGCTGGTGCAGCTCTTCGCCCAGACGACTGAAGGAAAAACGCGACTGTGGATAAGTCAGCGTCGGCTGGTAGTCGCTGGCGGTGCTTTCGCGAAACGCGGCGCGGATGAACAGCGCGGTTTCGTCCTGCAGGGTTTGCCGCTGGACATCGCTCAGGGTGGAGCGCGGCCAGAGGGTCACCCGCAACGCGTGCAGGGTTTCCGGCATGACCATCACCAGCAGATCGTCACCGTGGCCATGGTTGCCCTGGTCCCTGATGTGCGAGTTGATTTGCTCCAGGTAAGTCGCTGCAGGCACGTCAGCATCGAACAGCACAAAGGCGTTGGCACTGCCCGGGCCACGTGGCGCGCCATGCTCGAAATAGACACCGTCCGGACGCACGCCCGGGAACGCAGAAATCATCGCTCGATACACCGCGTCGGTGTGCCATTGGTTGACCGCCGAGAACTGATTGCGCACGCGCAGACGCAGCTCGTCGTTGGGCTCCCTGTCCGCGCCTGGTGTGGTCAACCAGCCGTCCGCGTTGACCACCTGGGCGATGCCTGGAATCGGCACTGGCAACACGGCGTAGTAGCCGGGCGCCAAGTTGTAGCCACTGCCAACGTCCACCGCTTCGACCGGTACCAGCAACTGCATCAGGCCATCGGTGAAGGTCCCGACCGCCGTGGTCACCAGTTGGTAAACGTGGCCATTGATCGCGGCGGACTGCACCACCGTGCCTTTCGCGACCTCGAGCGCGCCGCCCGGGGCGACCCGGGTGAACAGCAACAGGCCGCTGGCTTTGGTCGCACCCTTGCGCTCGACATTCACACCCCAGGCCAGCATGTCGAGCCAAGCATCTACGGCGGTTTTGACGAAGAAATTCGGCAGCACCGTGGAGACAAAAAAGTCGAGGATCCACAGCACGGGTTTGGTCACCAACGCGGTGACCACCCGCCAGAACGGCGACCAGGTGCTGGTGTTGCTCAGCTTGCTGCCCTGGGCGAGTACTTCCGCTTCCCACGCCTGGCGCAGTCCAGCCTCAGTGCTCGGAATGCCGGCATCGGCCAAGGCCTGTTTGAAATCCACGTCACTCACAACGTCACCTCGATACTGCCAAATTTCAGGGTTGTGGCCGTCACCAGGAACTGCCCAGATTCAATTTGGGTAATCAGTGCCGTACCCGGTACGAGGCGTTCGTCCGCCTCGACCAGCAGCTCCAGTTGCTGAATGCAGTCGCGCTGTTTCAGGCGGTTGCGCTCGGCCACCAACGTCACCAGCAGGCCGCTGTCGCGGATCATGTGGGCGATGTCTTGGGCGATGCTGGCTCGGTCATCGATCAGCTCGGGCTGACGGGACGGATCGAGCACCAGGTCGTTGTCGTGGATCAGCAGGTCGATGTATTCGCTCATCCCGGCACCGCCATGCTCATCATGTTTTCAAGCTCCAGCGGGGTCATGGGCTTGGCGGTGTTGATGTTCAGTGTTTCCACATGGGTGCCCTTGTTCTGGCTGCTGTTGTTGTTCTGAATGCTGGTTAGCAGGCCGCCCGCCGGCACGGCGTTAGGCCGCGCTGGCGACAGGCTTGGAATAGCCGCGTTGATGGTCTGCTGGGCTTTTTGCGCAGCTGCAGAGGCGTCCACGTTGTTGACGCCAATGTCGGTACCGGGCACTTCAGGCATGGCGCCGAACTTGGTCTCGATGTCGACGCCGGGGATCTTGTTCAGCATCTCGATCAGGCTGTTGATCGACTTGTGAAAGATCGCGACGATGCCGTCCCAAGCGGCCTTGGCCATGCCACTCCAGCCGCCCATGGACGTGAACCAGTCCGACAGCGCGGTGAGCTGATCGCTGACCCACTTGAACGCCTCGCTGTTCATCAGCGCAGCTGTCCAATCGTCCCAGTAAACGACCGCCGCAATCACGGCCGCGACCAGGGCCATGACGCCGATCACGATCCACACGACCGGGTTGGCTAGCATCGCCGCGTTGACCAGCCAGATCGCGCCCTGCCACAGCATCATCGCGCCGCGAATCAACGCCATCGTCGTGTAAAGGATCGTCAAGCCAGCCACGTACAACGCAATAACAGCGACCTGCAGCAGGAAGCCGGCAACGGCGCGCAAGTTGAGCAACTGCACGACTTTCCAGACGGTCACCATGGCGAGCCAGGCCATGCGCCCGGCGCCGATCGCAAAGGTCAGCAATGACATGGCGGCAATGAGCCCCAGGATCGTCAGCGAGACGATGCCGATCACCCGGGTGATGTTGGGGAACATCTGGGTCCAGCGGGTCATGGTGCCGGCAATGCCGGAAAGCTTGGCCATCAGCGGCGTCAGGATCGGGATCAGTGCCTGGCCGAAGGCGATGCGCAGCGCTTCGACCGCTGCTGCAAATTGTTGCCACGGATCCACCATGGCTTTGGCCATGTTCTCGGCGTCCTCGAGGCCGCGAACCTTGCCGAGCTTGTCCATGCCATTGCGCAGCCGATCGGTGTCCTTGGCCAGGGACGTGATGACCTGCGCACCCTCCCCGCCGAACGCCTCCATCAGTTTGGTGTTGGCCGACGCACTGGTCAGATCGCCGAGTTTGCCCTGCAGCTTTTCCATGATCTGCAGCATGGGCAACGCCTTGCCGTTGGAGTCGGTGAACTTCATTCCCATCTTTTCGGAAGCGGCGCCCAGGTTCTCGAAGAACGCTTTGTAGCGGCCGCCGGCATCACCACCTTCCATGGTGCTACTCAGCGAACCGATCACCGCGAATTGCTCGGCGATGTCCACGCCGGCGGCGGTGGCGATCGAGCCGACTTCCTTGAAGGCGTCCTTGAGCTGGGCGCCGTCGGTGCGGAACAGTTGCACGGCTAACGCCGTCTGCCCGCCCAGCTTTTCAACCCATTCGCCCTTGCCCATCGCATCGGCCTGGCCTTTGAACAGGTTGTACATGGTGCCCACGTAGGCGCCCATGGTTTCGGCGTCAGACTTGGTCGCCTTGGCCAACAGGTTGCTGGTATTGGTGAACGTGGCCAGCTGGTTACCGGTCAGGCCTTTGATCGCGCCTTCGATCGTGTACGCCGACGCGACAAAATCCCGGGCGTTCTCGCCATAGGCCACCGAGAACTCCAGAGATTTTTGATTCAGCGCCGTGAGCGCGTCCTCAGCCACGCCCAAGGATTTGACCTCGCCCAGGGCGCGGTTCATTTCCAGCGCAGGCTGCAGCGATTCGTTGATACCGACGAAAGCACCCGTGACACCGGCCAAGCCCATGCCCATCGTTTTGATGTTCTTTTCGCTTTGCTCGGCAAGGTCGGAAAAACCCGTTTTCACCTTGCCCAACGGTGCAGTGACCTTGTCGGTCAGGGCCAGGATGAAGTCCAGGCGGGCGCTACGGTCGGCCATGTGTGTCCTATCCGTTCAGCGCATGGGCAATGCCGTTGGCCACAGCAAATTCCATGCGCTTCCAGTGTTCGTCTTCCAGCCACTTGGCCGTGCCCATGTTCTCGATGGTGGGCTCGGCACCAGGCAGCCAACGGTTGGTCAGGGCCATCAGCTGGCCCAGCCCGTCCTCGGTCAGGCGGTCAGCGTGCTCAAGGGCTTTTTTACGATGATCCCGATGTCAGGGGCGTACTCCTCGAGCAGCGCGCCGGCGATCTGCATGGTGTTAACCGGGTTAACCATCAGCTCGCGCAGATCGGCCTTTTGCGCCGGCAGCACGGTGGTGCTCAGCAAGTTGAAGGACGGCGCAACCTTGTTGTTGGCGGTCATGGCGTTGAAGTACTTGGTCACGTCCTGGGGCGTCAGGTTGAAGGCGAATTCTTTCTCGCCGATTTCCAGGGTGATTTCGCGGGATTGGATCTGGCTCATGTTCATGTCCGTTTTGGTGGTTGGGTTAAAGGGGTGATTCGGGTCAGCGCAGGCACACCTGGCTGACGTAGTCCTGCAGGCCCAGGATCATTTGCGTGCTGAGGGCAAGCTGATCTCTGAGGGTGAAATAATCCGGTCGAGCGTCAGCTGCGAGTTCTGCGGTACCTGCATCAGCCACGCCGCCGGCGGCGGTGGTGTCTGGCGTGGTGCTGCTGCAGGTGGCTTTGACGCGCAGCCGCTGACGGCCATCGGCAACGTCAAGGCGCAAAGCATCGATTTCAGTGCGTGCATCGGTCAGTTCCTGGGTACGGTTACGGTCGATCGCGTCTCGGTCAGCGATCATCTCGCCGGTGATTCGGGCCGCTTCACGCAGGCCGCTGGCTTCGTACTGGGCTGCATCACGCTCGGCGCGCGCGGTGTCGCGCTGTCCCTGCAGGATGTCGAACCCAACGAACGCCGCCAGGCAGGCCAGCAGTGGAAACAGAAGCTCGCGCAGCATCACAAGTCCTCAGCGCACACGGTGGCTTCGTCCCGCCGGCGAGCGTGCAGCCCTGGTACAAATTGTTTTCGGCCTTGGGCATCGGTCACAAACGACCACACCGGTGTTTTGCCATCCGGCGCCCAGGCCAACGCCTTGCAGCCCTCGGCGATGCGACCGGCATTGATCAGGCCGACAGCCCGACTGGCGCAGGTACTGGCCACGCCGAAGTTGTGCGAGTGGCTGCTCAGGGCGTCGAAGGTCTTCTGGCCGATCGCCTGATTGCTCAGGCAGTCAGCCAGAGCCAGTTGGCCTTTCTCGATCACCAGCTCCTCCACCTCGGCACAGCGTGCCGGCGACCAGTAATCACCGACGATCAGCGGATACGGACTGGTGTAACGGGTGATGCCCTTGCACACCGTAGGCAGGCCACGGGCCAACTTGTCGGCGTACACAACGTTCTGGCCGTTGCCTTCCCACTTGCCCAGGAACGCGAGCAAAGGCGCGCTGGCCAGCACAATGGCGCCGGCGGCAATTTTGTTGCGCAGGCTCATGGGAACAGGATCCGCAGCAGAGCAGGACCGACCATCTGCGCGACCACGCCCAGTACGGTCAGCACCGCTAGCATCCGGGTAACCTTGATGCCGATATCGGACACGGTGGCGGTCAGCTCGCGCTGGCCGTTATTCAGATCCGAGAGCTGTACAGCCATGTGTTCAAACTCGCCCTCCAATCGCGTGACACGCGTGGGGACCGTTTCATGGCGTTCCTCAAGGTCGCTGACGCGGTGATCTAACACAGCAAGGCGACTCTCAAGGGTGGCTTTCGGCGTGGCACGAGCACTCATCGGCGCTGTCCTTTTTCGGCAAAAGATTCGCAGGGTGTGCAGCGAAGAATTCCTGGAGCAGCACGACGCTGCTCGGGTATCGGTTCTTCGCAATCCAGGCAATGAATCCGACTCGGTCCCGTTGGGCGCGGTCTCGCGAGATGGGAAGCGAGCGAGCGCTCACGCTCCAACTCAGAAATCGCCTTAGCGTCGTCGAGCCAGTCCCCCATCAGCGCAGACCCTCGATCTCGGCCGCAGCCAGGTACGGCACGCCGTTGATGCGGATGAAGTCCGGACTGGAAACATCGAACGGCACCTTGTGCTTGGTTTTCTCGCCGCCTTTCGGGTCGACACTGAGCAGGCTGGACACCTTCAACTTGCAGCCGAAGGCCTCGATGCGCAGCTCTTCATCGCCTGCTTTGGCGAAGAACACCGAATCGAAAGGCTCCAACTGGCGGAAGCTGCCGGCAGAGCGCGCCGCCTCGATCAGCAGGTTGAAGTTGTTGGTGTCGAACTCGAACTCGCCACTGGCAGACACATCGCCGTCAACGGTGCCGTTGGGCACGCCACGGGTTTGCGCCACGGCTGTGTTGTCGGTGATATCCAGGGTGCAGCTTTCGACATGGATCTGCAGATCGCCAAGGTTGATGTCGAAGTTTTTACCGCCAATACGGGACATAAGGGTTACTCCGAATCTTCGCTGGAAAGGTCGAGGGCAATGTTGGCCGTCAGGTCTTTCGGGCAGTTGAGCGGCCGGATCTTGATGTAGATCTCAACCTTGGTTTTGGTGTGCCACACCAGGACGATGTCGCCGTCTTTGGGCGATTCGATCTCGCCCGGGAACACTTCGCCGGCGAAGGTGGTGGACTTGGCCATCTGGCGCAGCGGCTTCATGAATGCGCTGATAGCGGCAGCCATGCTGTTGGGCGAATTGTTCAAGCGACGATCACCGACACGGCGGATCAGCAGCGGGCGGACTTGGCGAGCGGCCTTGTCGGCCAGGCGCAGGTACTCGACCACCTGAAAGTCACTGGCAGGCGCATCGAGCATGTTGCCGTCGCCCCAGAACACGCCCGGGTAATCGGCATAGGTTTGCGACACGGAGAAACGTGCGGCGTCCAGCTCGGCGCGAATGGCGGACGGCAACGGCACTCCTTCCTTGTCGACGGGAACGGGGCCCAGGCCCAGCAGTGCACCAGACGCCACGCGCATCGGACTGTCGGCAATGCTCACGGCCGCATTGGCCAGTCGACCAGCCAGCACGCCAAGGTCGTTACCGTGCAACTGCGGCACGACCAGAACACGCGGCGCAGCCAGATCGGCGGTAATTTTCTTCTGCTCGATCAGGTATTCCGACCAGGTCTGCTGCACGGTGATGCCGGTACTTGCCGCCATGACGAAAGCGCGACGGCCAAAGGTGTTGTTCAGTCCGATCGCCGCGTCATGCATGATCGACAGTTCATTGCCGGCTTCCACTGGCGTAGTAATCACCACCGCCTCGACGGAAAAGCCTTTCTGCTGGGCATTGGTCAGTGCTTCGGACCAGCTACCATCGGCCGCGATCGGAGCGGCCAGACACGCCCAGCGATCGCCGCCGTTGAGACGTGCGGCCGTTATCTGGGTTTTCAGATCACTGGCCGGAATACCCAGCGAACCGTCGAGGTCGCTGTCGGTGTTGAGGGCGAGCAACTGGCCGACGTTTTTGGCGGCGGTGCCGATGAAAAGGAAATAGCGTTCGATCTCAGTCACGGCACCCTGGCCGAGATTGAGGTTGTTAACGCTGACTTTGCCGAGTGCCATGCAGTGCCTCGCTAGCGGGGTGAATTTAGGATTTGTTGGAGCACCTGGTTCAGCAGCGAGGCGGTATCGCCTTCGGTGCCGACGCCGATGAATTGGCGCTTGGGCAAGGTGATCTCCCAGCTTTGTGCGCCGCTGCTCTCGGTTTTTTCGTCGTCCAGGATGCGGATCAGTAGCCCCGCCCTGGCGTAGTTGACGTGTTCTTGAATCCAAGCCACTGACGGTCTGGTCAGAGACTTCTTGCCCTCCTGGCGAACCTTGAAACCCAACTTGCGCAGGCGCTTAGCCTGCTTTTCCGTGGCAGCCAGGCCGGCGGGAACCGTATTCCACCGCTTCATTTGAGCGGCCGTACGGCGCTCACTGACGCCGTTGTGTTGTTGCGCCGCGACCCAACTGGTCAGGGCATTTTTCCAACCGAGAACGGCTTCGTCGGCACTGACGCTGGTGACCTGCATCAGCTTGGCCAGACCCGCTTCCATCTTCTTTTTGCCCTTGCTCGACCCCTTGCGCGCCTCGAACGGCGAGCCGTCCAGGTTCTGCTGATCGCGCACGCGCTTGCGGCTCATTGATCGCACACGCTTGGAGACGTTGTTCAGCAAACGCCGGCGCAGTTTTGGCGGCAGGCTGAGCAAGGCCAGTTGTTCCTGCGCCCCGAGATAGCCCCTGATGTCGAGGTCGACGGTGCTACGACCGGCCATGGCTCGACACCTCGCCGTGTTCGGCGACCCACAGGTCAAACGGGATGAACGACCAGGCCGTGCCGAAGGCTTCGATCTCGCCCTCCGGATCCTCAGCCAGGTACTGCGGCTCGACGAACTCCAAAGTGATGTCTACGTCGGCCAGATCGTTGTCGAGCATCGTGATATCGAACTTCGCCGCCGCCAGTTCGTCGCGGTCCTGGTCGTTGCTCTCGAGCCAACTGCCCACCAACGCCATGAGGCGCCCCGGGTGATCGGCGAAACGCTCCAGCGCGATCGTGGCGCTGTAGCGCATGTCACCCATGCGCATGCCACCAACGTCGGGCTTCCAGATCAGTTCGAGATTCACCTGGTTGGTCCAGCTGTCGAGCTGCTCGGACTCGACCAGGCGGCGCTCGATCAAATACGCCGTCAAAGCGCGGAGCTTGATCACAGCAGTGCCGCCGTAATGCGGCCACGGCCCTGCAGCGAACGCACGGCCTGTTGGCTGAACTCAAGGAATGTTTCTTTGCGCTCGGGGGCTTCCTTGCCAAGGTTCTCCGCGCTTTCGCGACGGATGATCGAGGCGAATTCCGGCAGCAAGCTGGCCTTAGCACGGCAATACACAGCGCGCTTGTACGTCTCGGCTTGATAGGTGCGCTCCGGCAGGACGGTGGTGTCTGCAGATTCAACGCGTGACACTCCAGCGCCCTGCCAGCGCGCTTTTAACTTGGCGAGATCACTGTTGACCTCGGTCATGGCCGTAGCCAGGTTGATGACCAGCATCTCTACCAGGTGCTCCGCCGGCAGGCGGTAACCCTTCTGAAACTCGGTCACGGAGAGGTCCGGCCAGAAGCCGTCGTTCTCGATCGCTTGTTCCACAAAAGTGGTGGGTTTCCCGGAAAAGCTCATTGCTGGCCACTCGAATAGGGCGGGAAGCCTGTTTTCAGTGGGACGGTCCATAAATGGGCGGCTCACTTCCACAGGTTCCCGCTGGGGGGGTAGTCGGTTATTCGGAAGCCGGGTTAGCGGCGGCTTTTTTGGTCAAGGCCTTGCGGACCTTCTCAATGCGTGTGTCATTGCCGGCTTGGGCATACAGCTCGGTCGAGCGCTCCAAGTGCTTGAGCGCGACTTCCAGATCCCCGGCCTCCATGGCTCGCATACCGATCAACTTGTGGTACTTGCTCGGGATCTGTTCAGTCAGGTTCCACTTGCCGTCGACCAGCGGCAGCAGGTCGGACAAGTAGGGTTCCGGACTTCGGTTTGCCTTGTATTCGGCGTAGGCCCACTCACACACAGCGTCGGCAACAAAGGTCTGGATATCCCGGCGCTTGAAGCGCTCCGGCATTTCTTGCCCCTGCTCGATCAGGAAGTCCGCCAGCTCCAGGGCGTCGTCAAACTGGACGGTATCGAACAGCCAGACCATTACCTGCACCGCAACGCGGTTCGGGAAATTCAGTCCCGATTCGCAGTAGCGCTGGACGTATTCCTGGTACTTGGGCAGCAACTCGTCCCGCTTGAGTGCCTGGCGCCCGGCCAAGCCGTTGATTGCGCTGATGCGTGCCAGATCGATGTCCAACGCCGCTTCCTGCAGCATCAAGTACTTGCGCGCATTTGCCGGACTGCTCAGCGCGTCGGCAGGGGTGTAAGGCATGGCCGCGCTCGACAGAGCTTCAGCAACGGCAGTTACACCCATAGCCAAGGTGCGGCGCTTATGCGCCAGGGCCAGGCTCACGCCGCGAGCTCCACGTTCTCGGTCAGCGCGATCTTCTCCAGCTGCTCGATCACATAGCCCTCGTTGCGGCTGTTGTAATCCTCGACGCGGGAGCGTTTCGGGTTGTCGACCGTCTGCTTACGCCAGCTGGAGTCCTGGAAGTAAATCGACAGGTTGTCCCAACTGGTGACCAGCACGCCGTTGACCGGGAAGAACGGCACGCTGAAGCTCGGCAGACCGCCGTAGGTGGCGATCACCTGAGCATCTTCAATGCGTTCTTTTTCAGTCGGGACGTCGCCCTGTTTGGCGTACAGCTTGGCCTTGTCAGCGGCCAACAGGTCGGAGCCAATGATCGCGACCAGGTCGCCGCCGTCGCGCAGGCGCTCGTCCACCATCTGCTTGGTGTCGTGTACCAGGGCATCGAGGTTGGCGTAATCACCGTCCGGCCCCAAAGTCACCTTGCCAGCGACCTTGCCTTCCTTGAGCACCTGCTGCGGGGCCTGCTCGCGCAGCTGTTGCAGCCAACCCTTGTTCACGTCCTGCAGCATCGGATACTGCTCGATGTCGGTCTGCGCAGCCGCTTTCACGCCGTGGAAACCGACCATGATGCGGTCTAGGGCGATCTGTTTCTGAACAGCAGCAGAGTACTTTTGATGGAAATCAGGGAACTTGGCCCAGGCGTCGATCTTCGCGTAAGGAAGGCCCACGTCAGATTCGGTCGACGACAGCTCATAAGTGCTGTCATCAAGCGCCGATGCGTCTTTCGCCTCGCGGTCAGTGGTCTTGGTGTTGGTACGGCCGGTAACGGGGCCGGATACACCAAGGAACACTTTCTGCCCCTTGATTTCACTCACGCCAATAACGTTGATCCGCTGCAGGAAGTCCGACTTGGCCGTGATGGCCTCGTTCAGCTCCTGGGCAATGGTCGGCTCGACGCTGAACTGCTTCGTGGCTAGTTCAACGTCGTAGTTTTCAGCAATGGCGAGCTGCAGCTCCGCGTACATTTGGGCGCCGAAGGCACTCAGGGAATAGGCCATGTCAGAGCACCCGCTTTTTTACAGTGGTTACAGGACCCGCGTTGCGCGGCAACTGGCGACCGTTCGAGGTGTTCTGCAACGCAGAGAATTGCTTCTGCAGCGCGTCCAGTTTCGCCAGTACGGACTGATTGCCTTTGGCCTTGCGGCGGAACTCGCGCTCCTCCTCGGCAGTGGCGACGATGTCGTCTACGGCCGTGCTGACATCATCGATCAGATCCTGATCGGGTTCGGGTGCATCTGCGGCGGCAGGCTCAATGACGGCTTGAAGGCCGGCAGCGACAACCAGCAGCTGCGCCACCAGGGCTGTCAAAGCCGTTGCTGTAGCTTCATCCATTGGGGGTTTGCTCTCTGTGTTGGGTGGAGTGGTTTCGGTGGGCAGCACGCCGGTGGCGAACCGCTTGAAAAAAGCGGTCAGGGCGTTGATTAATCCGCTCTCGCCGGTATTCGGGCTGTCATCCTGCAGACGGCCAAGTTCGACCGAGGCCGCGTAATACGAGGCGCGGTTATTCTTGTGGGAGAAATAGAGTTCCTGAGTGCCTACGCTCGCGGGCTGGTCGGTTACGCCCATACCGGTCAAGTAGGCTTTGCCTTTGCCCCGGAAGTCCGGGGTGATCTCGATGCTGGTGAACAGTTTCTGGCCCTGGTCATTCAGGTACAGCAGCCGGTCGTTGGGCTTCAATTGCGCTTCCAGCGCCACTTCACCCGGTTCCAGATCTTCGGCTTCTTCCACCAAACGCACGGCGTAGACGGTGCCGTGGGAACCGGGCCAGCGCTCGTGATCGCACCAGATCACTGCCGTGTAAAAGGATGGCTTGTAGGTTTCAGCGATATCGCGCAGTTCCTGGGGAAGGATCACTCGACCATCAACGGTCGCGCCGCTGGTGGCGACACGTTTCCAGAACGAAACAAGGGAACGGGGCATGGGGATAACTGCGCTCAATCGGTGATTTGAGCCGCCAAGATATGGAGCGAATCGCTCTCTAACAAACGGTTCAATTGCGCGTTTCTCCTAGATTCAAAAACTAGGAGGATCGCGGAATTTAACACCGCGTTTTCACCGTTTTCGCCGCATAGACTGCGGCCCATGTACTACTCGACCGAAGTTAAAGAAGCCGCCAAACGCCTGTTTCTGCGCCGCTGTAAGGCCAAGGAAATTCAGGCGCAACTCAACCTGCCCAACATCCGGATCGTCTACTACTGGATCCGCCAGGGTGGATGGGAGGACATGCTGTCGGACGAGGAGCCGCTGACCGCTGTTGGCCGGCGTATCACCTTGCTCCTGGACAAGGTCGGCAGCCTGTCCAAGGACGATTTAAACGAACTCGACCGGCTGACCGCCGTGCGCGAACGACTGCTAAAGCAAGCGGCCAAACCGGCGCCGGCGGCGGCATCGATCGGAGACGATCCGGGCGACTCCTCGGAACCTCGCCAGCGACCCCGTGGCGAACGTTCCGGCCGTGGCGAGGGCGGCGGCAGGAAGAAAGAGAAGAAGGCCAAGAACGACATCAGCGGGCTGACCGAAGTCGACTTCCTGGACAAGTTCATCAGCAAAATGTACCGCTACCAGCAGGAGCTGTTCGCGGCCAAGCAAAACCCGCTGACCTGCCGGATCCGCAACATTCTCAAAAGCCGGCAGGTGGGCCTGACCTACTACTTCGCCGGCGAAGCATTCATGGACGCAGTGTTGAGTGGCGACAACCAGGTCTTTCTGTCGGCCAGCCGATCACAGTCCGAGATCTTCCGCAGCTACATCATCCAGTTCGCCAAGCAGTGGTTCGACATCGAGTTGACCGGCAACCCGATAGTGCTGAGCAACGGCGCCGAACTGCGCTTTCTCAGCACCAACAGCAGCACCGCCCAGGGCTACCACGGTCACGTCTACGTCGACGAATATTTCTGGATCCGCGACTTCGAAAAACTCAGCACCGTAGCCAGCGCCATGGGCACCCACAAAAAATGGCGCAAGACCTATTTCTCGACGCCCAGCGCGGTGTCGCACCAGGCCTACCCGTTCTGGACTGGCGAAGAATTCCGCAACAGCAAGCGCGGGAAAAAGGCCGGCGGCACCTGGCCGATCGAGGCGGCGTATACCCAAGGTGCGCTGTGTCCGGACGGCCAATGGCGCAAAACCATCACTATCCAGGATGCGATCGACGGCGGCTGCGATCTGTTCGACCTCGAGCAGCTGCAGCTGGAGTACGACGAGGACAAGTTTCAGCAGCTCTTCTACTGCAAGTTCATCGACAGCACACAGAGCGCGTTCGGCCTCAAGGATCTGGAGCGGTGCTATTCCGACCTGTCGCTGTGGGAGGACTACAAACCCGAGGAGGAACGACCGTTCGGCAACAGCCCGGTCTGGCTGGGCTATGACCCGAGCCGGACTCGCGACGACGCGACGTGCGTTGTCATCGCCCCACCGCTCGAGCCAGGCGCGAAGTTCCGGATCCTGGAAAAGCACAGCTGGCGTGGTCACTCGTTCACCTACCAGGCCGCTCAGGTCAAGAAGCTGACCGAGCGTTTCAACGTCCAGCACATCGGCATCGATGTCACAGGCGTGGGTTACGGCGTGTTCGACCTGGTGCGCGACTTCTACGCCAAAGCGACTCCGATTCACTACAGCCTTGAGACGAAAAACGCCCTGGTGCTCAAGGCTCAGGACACGATTCAAGGCAGTCGCATCGAGTGGGATGCCGGCTGGACCGACATCGCTCAAGCCTTCCTGACCATCAAACGCGGCGCCACCAACAGCGGCCAGATCACCTACAGCGCCTCGCGTACCGACGCGACCGGCCACGCCGATATCGCGTGGGCGGTCATGCACGCCCTGGCCAACGAACCTTTGAACACCAACAAGCGGCGTCGTAGCCGCTACGTCACGAGTGGAAACAATGCCCAAGCATCGACGCAGAAATCGCCCGGTCAACCAGCAGGCGCAACAGCAGCAGCCCATGCGGGCGTTTACGTTCGGCGAACCCGAGCAGGTGCTGTCGGGCAACATCGGCGAGTACCTGGGGGTGTTCCTCAGCGACGACGGCGAGATCTACAAGCCGCCGGTGTCGCGTCCCGGCCTGGCCAAACTGCTGCGCGCCAACGCGCACCACGGCGCAATCCCGAAGTTCAAGCGCAACCTGCTGCTGCGTGAGCTGATTCCCTCGGCCGGCTGCAGCGCTCGAACGATGGGCTGCGCGGGGTTGGATTACATGGTGTTTGGCGAAGCGTTCTTCTACCGCGACACCAACGCTTTCGGCCAAGTCCTGGAGCTGCAGCACCTGGCAGCGATCAACATGCGGATCAAGGTCGACGGAGGCTTCCGGATGCTGCTGCCCGACAACAAGTTCATGGACTTCGATCAGGACGAGATCGAGCACGTGCTCGACTATGACGTGGAACAGAACATCTACGGGGTGCCGGACTACCTGGGCGGCATGCAGGCACTGCTGCTCAACGAAGCCGCCACGTTGTTCCGCCGGCGCTACTACAGCAACGGTGCCCACGCCGGTTACATCTTCTACACCAACGACCCGGACCTGACCGAGGAGGACGAGGACAACCTGCGCGCGCAGATCAGCTCCAGCAAGGGTGTGGGCAACTTCCGATCAATGTTCGTCAACATCCCGAACGGCAAAGAGAACGCCATCCAGATCATCCCCGTGGGCGACTTCCAAGCCAAAGACGAGCTGGAGAAGGTGAAGAACATCACCCGCAACGACGTGATTGCCGCTTGGCGAATGAACCCAGCGCTCGCCGGCATCATTCCGGAGAACAGCGGTGGTTTTGGCGACATCGAAAAGATTGACCGGGTCTATACCAGCAATGAGATCCGGCCGATTTGTCAGCTGTTCGACCAGGTGAATGCCACGCTACGCCCGGACAGGCGAATTAGCTGGAAAACCCCAAAAGAAGACGAAAAAACCACTGACTAAATACACAGTATTAGGTGATTATCACCATAGGTGACGGCATAATGATGGCTCTGAAACCCTGGGGAGGGAACCATGCGAATCTACTGCACTGCCTGCGACTACAAAGGACGTATCAGTTCACGGGAGGAAATTACTCGTGGCTATGTGAAGCTCTACTGCCAGTGCCTGGACGCGAAGTGCGGGCACACTTGGGTATCCGAACTTACATTCAAGCATTCCTTGAGACTTCCAGCCCAACACCTCGACACACTCCTTCTAGAGAGAATCAGAAGTTTGCCGGCGGATCAGCAGCAAGAACTGTTCCTGCAGGTCGGCTCCTCGCAACCAGGCTGACCCAAGTACCCTGTTCGCAACATCCTCGACGCGCCCCAGCCTCCCCGCTCTCGTGGCCCCACTGCACATCTCTCAACACCCACACCGGAATGCCTGCAGCGCAGGCATATAAGCCGCCTGCACCATCTCAGCTGATACCCACAACTCTGGCGCGGCGGAACCCGCGCAGCGGCCGGTGGTCTGACAATTTCGCCCCAAAAATCTCAGCCGCGCCGCCCGATCGTGCCCGCGACCGCCGCTCGCAAATTTCGATTGCACCTCGGCGCGCCCAATTACTGCTTTTGACGCCTGCTGGATCCACGGCACTGGGTGCCGGGTATCCAGCACCGGGTGCAGGGCACTGCCCTGCCGCTGGGCGGGCGCGTAGCCCGCGATCCTCATAAAAAATCTGAGCGCAGCGAACTGAGCCCTTGGGCGAAGGCATCATCTTGGACCCAACACACCGACCCTGTGGACACCTCGAAAGCCTCTTTTTATACCCAACGGGGGTGCTGAAGGGGGTATAAAATTCCATTTAATTCAAAGGCTTTCTGGTTGCCCCGTTTGCGCGCCGGCGGCGCGACTAAATCGCGCTGTAAAGGAGGCGTACACATGGCCGATTGCCGCCATGGCGATGCACGGCGGGAGGTTGAGTGCTGAGATAGGATGTTTTCTCGACTGCCAGACGTAGCCTGGCCTCGCAGGGGATGCGATCGTGTCAGGGGGCTAGGTGTCTTTCTTGACCTGGATGCTGCGCATCAGGCGCGCCAGAGATTCGTCCACGCCACCAGGCCTACTGTCGGGTGCCTGGGAAGCCCTAACACGACCGGGTGAATTGACCTGCTCTGGCATCTCCCCCTGGCTGTGAGCCACCTTGCGTGCCTCACTACGTTCCCAGTTAGTACGTGACTTCTCGCGCCGTAAGGCTTCCAGGGACGCCTTCTCCTGACGCGCTAGGCGAAGCCCGCTGATGTCACGCAGCTCCTTTTCACGCTTCTTCAGCGCGGCCTTTTTCGCCCGATGCCAGAGGTACCGTACACCGAGGTCAGCAAAGAACTTTTCAGTGAATCGCACCAGGACACGAGTTCGCACCAGGTTAAGTCCAGCTTCGTCCTTTTCATCCAAGCGAATTTTCTCGACGCGCCGGTAAACATAGTCGGCCAGTTCCATGCTGTGCAGCAGGCGGTTGAAGGACGCAGCAGAGACGCCGCTATCCTCTGCGACACCGCACTGGGTGTTGAGGAAAAACTGCCCCCGCTCGACGTCGAGCCATCCCATAACGCCTGTCGCCAGATCCAGGCGTAGAAGCATCTGCTCGGCAACCTTAGCCAGCGCATCGAATTTCTCAGAGCGTGTACGGCGGCCACCGTGAATGGTGTCCAGATCGCGTAGGTACATACCGCGCAGGTCGCCGATTTGGCTCAGGCGCTTGAACGCCATCCGCAGAAGGGGGTTTTTGAGCTGCTGGCCAGTCAACCGGCGGGGAGCGGAATACCGGGGTGCGCGAGCAGGCGCTCGCAGAGCCGCGTGGGGATCTTTCTTGTCGCGATGCACAGCAGTAGGTCGGCCATTTCTGGGGCCGGCCTTGCGGTCGCTCGTTCGCGATTTGATGTCCTTATCCGGCGGAGTCACAGGCGGGTATTCACCTGTTGCAGGATAGGTTTCTGGTGCTGCTCGAGCAGCACGTCTTCGGCACGCGAGCGAAGCTCACAGCACCGCGCTTCGACTGACCGGAGCCTATCGACAAAGCTAGGTAGCTTGTCGATGTCTTGGAGGTCGATATGACCGTCTGCAAGGATCTCGCTGCCCAGGGCAACTGTATCGCCCAGCCTGGCCACGAGCAGGCCGAACGCACACAGCGGATTGCCGTCACCTTCCTGCTCGCGTGCGCCAGTCAGACCGTGACGACTGGCAAGCTCATTGATGCAATCGTCTTTGAATTCGCCGTCAAGAGCTTCTACCCAGGCCTCTTCAAGCCAGCACGGCAAATCCACCTCGCCGTTGAGCCAGCGGCCAACACGACGCAGCCAGGCCCCTGATGCTCTCAGAAACGCCGGCGCGTCGTTGCCCTTGGCCAGTTCGTCGAAATCGGGCACGTCCTTGCTAGCAGCCTTGTCTGGAACGATGCGATGCAGATTGCTGCTTAGTAACTGGGCAAAGTCGTCCTGGCTGAAACCGGTGCGCGCGATCATCTCAACGGCATGGGCCACCAGCACCTGATCACGGGACATGGACATCTGTCCTGGATTGGACGTGTTCATACGAGCTTCTGCCCAATAACCTGCGAGTCACCACCAGCGGTCCCGCCCCCTAACTGGGGCGTAGGAAGGACTTTGTTTGATGGAAATGGGCGCAGTTCTTCAGCTGTGTAGGAGCCATCAGCGTGCACAGACACGATGATTTTCCGACCCAACCTGATTGCCTTATGTACGGCAGCGGGAGTGACCCCGAAGGCTTCCGCAACCGCTGCCTGACCAATTTTGGCGGCTAATTCAGACAATGAGATTTGATTCATAACAGGGCATCTCTGGGTAGACGCCACAATATTAACCTGAGGTATCGTCGGCCGCAACAGAAAAGATACCTGGGGTATTTTTATGGACTCTGTAATAAGAAACCTTGGGTATTTTACGAACGGTCACTAACGATGCCGCAGGTAAATTATTTTAATTTACCTCCGGTTTATCATTGCCCCCATGAATAAGAAGCCACCCCTTCCCCCCGAGCTTTTCGATGAGTGCAAAGCTGCCAACGAGCTCTACCTCTCGAAGAAAAAAGAACTCAACTTAAACAAGCGAAAGATTGCCGATGAAATCGGCGTGAGTCCTGCTGCAGTGGCTCACTACCTGAACGGCATCAACGCACTGAACATCAAGTTTGCGTCCGCCTTGGCAAAGCTTTTGGGCGAGCCAGTTGAAAAGTTCAGCCCGCGTCTCGCTGCGGAAATTTCGGGGCTTGCGGCAACCACTGGGCATGCCAATGTCAGCCCAATGCTGCAGCCATATAGAGACGGCAGGGAATATCCGCTAATAACTTGGGTAGACGCTGGCCAAGGGATCGAGTCGTTAGCCAGTTACCCGTCGGGCATCTCTGACGAGTGGCTTAGCTCTACGGAAAATGCTGGTCCAAAGGGCTATTGGTTGAGGGTCAAGGGCAAATCCATGACCTCTGACAGCCACCCTACTTTTCCAGAAGGCACACCCATCCTGATCCGTCCTGAGGGCTTTGATGTCATCAGCGGGAAATTTTATGTTGCTCGAAACACTGTCAGTGGAGAGACGACATTCAAGCAGTACACGATGGATGCGGGTGTCGGTTACCTGGTGCCGCTCAATCCCAGCTATCAACCGGTTGTACTGGACGGCAACTGGGAAATCATCGGCCGGGCGATCGACGCCAAAATCACCGGAATGTAGCCAGTGCCAACCAAGGAAAAATCATGTTCATAACGCAACCAGGTAATCCAGCATTAGCTTATGTGGAGGATTTCTGCCGGTACGTAGCTCAAGATCAGGTCCCCATTGTCATCCCGTACAAACCGCTGGTTGGCAAGCCACAGAACGAATGTTTCAGCATCGTTCCAGAGCAAGTCGTCGCTGAGGGTGGAAAACAGCTGATAGGCTGGGCGATCTGGGAGACTTCCGGTCTGTACATCGAGGCCGAGTTCCACACTGTCTGGCAAGATCCACAAGGGAACCTTATTGACCTGACTCCTCGTCGCTACCAATTCGAGACCATCCTCTTTCTGCCCGACCCTCGCCGAGAATATCGCGGCAGACAGGTCGATAACATCCGTCGCCCGCTGGTGGATGATCTGGACGTAATTCGCTTTCTGCACCTCGCAACAAGGCGCTTCGAGATACTCAACAAGGGCGACTTGGCCGATCAACATGGAGAACTCGCCCTTCCACCCCGTGTCCTGCGGGATTACCGGAAGGTAGAAAAGGAAGTGATGCAGCTTCAACATCGGCTTATTCGCCGCTACGAGTGAAGTAGCCCCGATGCTGCGCGGCTTCTGAATCAATGTTTTCATGATGGCACCTGCTGGGCACGTTTACGCGGCTCAGGTGTATTCTGTATGTCTAGACCTGGTGGTGCGCTATGGACCACGATATGGCCCTGCCCGATCTTGAAGTTCTTGATCACCGCGATGCACACGTTCCACGCCTCACGCGCCACCGCTTCGCCAGATTCAACCACGTTGCCCTGGTCATCGATGATCGCCAGGCGCGCAGGCCGGCCATCCGCTGTGGTGAACTTGTAACCGCTGGTGACGTTGGCAGCGATACGGCCATTTTCCAAGGTTCCTGTCTCCGGGATACCGATCATGGCCGTGTTCCTTGTTCAGTTTGGTCCGTGTACTTGTTTACGATCAACGCGATGGTATTTGCGTGCGATGCCCGATCGATCTGGGCGCTGTCGATAGCCGGCCAATTCTCGGATTGGATAGCAGAATCGATACCCAAGTTCGCGCTTCTCCAACCCGACACGCTATGCGAAAGGATCTGCCTGTCTTGCTCTGAAAAGCCGGCCAATATCAATAGGAGCTGAGAGTTGGTCATTGCCACTCCTTGATTTCGCGGACGAAATTGGAGAGCAGGTCGTAGGCTTTATCAGGATCTGCGGGCATCAGCGCCGGAGCCGAAATACCGGCACCACCCAATAAAAATCTGAAATACGTCTGTTCTGGATTCTCAGCGGCTGTTGTCAGTAGCAACCTCAGGTCATGCATTCCCGACTGCGGCAACAGATAGAGTCCACGGCGGCTTGTTGCAGCATTGCGCAACAAGAACTCCAGATCCCGATCGAGGATAGGCTGGGCCATACGTTCGTAATGCACGTTGGCCAGCTCTTCTACGAACTGCTCGACCCTATGAGCCGTATCGCCCTGAAGGCCGAGGGTAAGCGTGTTTACCGTCTCACCCAACCGGACCTGCACAGCAACGTCGGAACCACATTGCTCGATCGTCAAATTGGCTAGGAGAAAACTCGGTGCGTAGTTGCAGACGAGAGGAAGGGGGAACACGCCGTTCTGTTTGACGTGCTCTGCCAGCTGCGCTCTGGCTTCAAATGAAAGGCTAAAGGTAGGGCGAATCATGCGGTTGACCTCCGTTGAAATCAGGACACCACTTTGGGTTCCTGAGTTGACGGACATAGATTAACCGCAGGTATCTTTTTAAATCAATACCTCAGGTATATAAAACCTGAGGTATGCGTTTCCGTTAGCCCAAATGCTGATTCGTCCACGTCAGACCAACAGCCCCACATTCCAAACGTGTAACCCGCACGCAGTCCTCAACGTCCAGTTGGTCAAGCAAGCACTCCCAGTCATCAAGCTTTTCACTTGCTAGTTTCGCAATGATCGTCCGTCTTCGCGTCTGCGCGGCCGAGCTATTGACCTGCCGATGAATGCGGCGGGAAAGCTGTTCGAATGGGGTATGCGATAGCTCAAGACCACCGGGATGGACGCTGTGGGACATTAAACGCTCCTTGCCTGTACTGTACGTATAACCAGTATATGATAGCTCCTCGCCAGCCCACAACATCAGTCCCAGTCTTCGCTGGCGACCCATTCACCCGTCTTCCGGCTGATCTGCAAGAGCCTGTGCTGACCGGTACGGGAAAGCAGTTGCACATCAATAAACTTGCTCTTGCGATCCTCGTCGCCCATCCCTCGCATATAAACCACGATCCGCTGGAAGGTATCCATGACCAACTGGCGCACCTTTTCCCTGGCTGCGTAGTCACCCACAGCGACGAGGGCAGCCAGTTCTGTCCATTGCTCATGCTGCGCTGGCTTGCCAGAACCAGCCGCTACCGCTAGTTCGTATTCAATGCTCGCCACATTCCTTTCTGCATCAAGCTGCTGCGCCTCCAGCTCGCGAGCTTTACGCACGAAAGAAACCGGCGCGGGGCCGTCATCATCTGCAAGCAGAGCTGCGGTGACTTTTTCGAGTTGGTCCGAAATTTTTTGTACCGCAGCCCGCGCACCCACCAGTTGATGGCGAAGGCCTTGACCATCGTCACCAAGCTGCATCAATCGCTGCAGGTTGAGGCGGTCAGAGCAGAAGTTCAGCAATGCTTTCTCAATCGGGACCACGCTGCACGAACCACCGGAGCCGCAGCCGTCGTTTCGGCTGTATGACACACAATGCAAGCGGCGATGGCCGTCTGCGAGCGTGCCGTCAGCACGGGCGCGGCTCATATAGTTCTGTCCAATAACGGCGGTACCGCAATAGCCGCAGTACGTCAGGCCGATGCCAGTGATAATCCCTGGAATCTCGCCTTTCATCCTGCGCCGTAATCTTTGGCCACCCATGTGCTGCAACTCGGCCCATTCCGTTTCCGACAATAGCCGTGGGTAGTAATCCTCAAGGACAAACTCCTCACCCTCAACTGTCAGGCTCTTGGCTCCTCGCAGTGCCTTGAGCTTGATCATCCGGTAGATCTGCAGAGTGGTAATTCCAAGGTCGCTGTAACTCAGCCCCTCGTCGTGCAAGATACGAACTGCGCGAGCTGCCCCCATCCCCTCCAGATACAGTTGCAGAGCTCGACGTACGGTAGCAACTCGCTCAGGAATAAACTCCCATTCGGTACCAGTCCACTTGAGCCACTGAGGATCTTTGCCGTTGCGGATCTGCCCCCGATAGGTGCCAGCCTGCCAAGCCTCGCATAGTCGCCGGATCGAGGCCTTCACTCGCTTGCTCTTAGTATCCGACTCTTCGTGAGCGCGGATCATGACCAGGAGCGAGTAAACAAGGTCCATCGGCTGGGCCTTCAACCCGGCACGGTTGTACTCCCGGCCGTCACTGGCGGTCACAACGGTTATGCCGGCATTGATAATTTGCGCAAGTTGGGCTTGAGCCTGGATCGGCTCAGCACGGCTCAAACGATCCAGTCCTTCCACGACCAGGACTGAGCCGGACGCGATTCGCCCTTCCTCGATCGCCACCAGGAAAACCCCGAGGGCTCCCTGGGTAATGTGGCGTTGGTGATATGCGGATAGACCTTCGTCACGCATGGATAGCGAATCGTCGAGCACCAGGCCTTTTTCAGCAGCCCACTTCTGGGCGTACTGCAACTGACGATCGGCGCTACCACCGGTGGACTGTCGAGGGTCTGAGAAGCGCAAATAGCTGTATACTCGCGCACCGTTTTTAGCCATTAGAAAAAAGACCCTGATGAGGATCATCCTATGATGACAGTAAAAGCCCCGCGTGTAGGAATGATATCGTTAGGGTGCCCGAAAGCACTGGTCGACTCCGAGCGCATCCTGACTCAGCTGCGCATGGAAGGTTATGACGTGGTGTCCACCTATCAGGACGCCGACGTTGTAGTCGTCAACACCTGCGGTTTCATCGATTCGGCCAAGGCTGAGTCGCTGGAAGTGATCGGCGAAGCGATCAAGGAAAACGGCAAGGTGATCGTCACCGGTTGCATGGGCGTGGAAGAAGGCAACATCCGCAACGTCCACCCGAGCGTGCTGGCCGTGACCGGCCCGCAGCAGTACGAGCAAGTGGTCAACGCTGTGCACGAAGTGGTGCCGCCGCGTAAAGATCACAACCCGCTGATCGACCTGGTGCCGCCGCAAGGCATCAAGCTGACCCCGCGTCACTACGCCTACCTGAAGATCTCCGAAGGCTGCAACCACAGCTGCTCGTTCTGCATCATCCCGTCGATGCGCGGCAAACTGGTCAGCCGTCCGGTCGGTGATGTACTCGACGAAGCTCAGCGCCTGGTCAAATCCGGCGTTAAAGAGCTGTTGGTGATCTCGCAAGACACCAGCGCCTACGGCGTTGACGTGAAATACCGCACCGGCTTCTGGAACGGCGCGCCGGTGAAAACCCGCATGACCGAACTCTGCGAAGCCCTGAGCACCCTCGGCGTCTGGGT